GTAATTTTTATTATATACTTTAGCTATCTCTCCAATCGAGCCAAACCTCCCGACATAAGTGTATTCTTTGCTAGATCTGTCAGTAAGTTCCCATACATCCCAAGATTTAGATGCATAGTGATCAATTCCACGTGCATGTCGAGTGTGTGTACCTTGACCTACACGAGCAAGCTTTTCTTCGACTTCACGAGCTCTGAGCAGAATTTTTTCTTCTTTTAATATGAGCTTTTTCTCTCTGATGTAATCTTCGAGCTTTTTGACATCTTCTCTAAACTTTTGTAGAGCTTCCGATTCTGTAAATTCTTCCATTTGCATATTTATTTATATAATATATATTCAGATAGTTTAGATATTTTTAAAACTTTTTAATAGGATTCTCTATAAACTAAAACCTACAAATGACAGAAGCATATTTTAAAGTTACAAAAAAATTAGGCAAAGAACTGGGATGGGAAGCAGCAGTATTATATGCTCATCTTAGAGATCTTAGTGAAAATTTTTTCGGTGGTAAAGATTTTTACCAACAGCAATCGAGAATTTGTAAAAACTTAAATCTTTCAAAACACAAGATCATTGCCTTAACTCAAAAATTAATCGAAAAAAAATTGATTGAAATACAAGAACATCCTGGAAAAAAACACAAGTATAGAATCTTAACTGGTAAAGAATCTTTACCACTTTTGGAAGAAAGCAGTAAAGAATCTAAACCACTAGCAGTAAAGAATCTTAACCGCGAAGACAAAGAACTTATTAGAGAAGACTTAAGGGTTAAAGACGAAAAACAAAAAGACCCATCTGAGTCTATTACGCACGAGCGCACAAGCGAACAATGTTTTGAAGAAAGAATAGATGCTTTTCTTACAGGAGAATTACTCGATAATTCTATCTTCGAAGAAACTAAACAGAAAAGTGTAATAGAAGAATCTATAGAAAAGAAACCTGTATCAGATCTAACTCCTGCTTTGTTGCAGTTTATCGATGAATTCAATCAAAAATATAACTAAATTCAATCTAAACGAAACCAAGAAAGTCGAGCTTACACCTGGCACAAGTAAATACTCGAGTAGCAGAGCACATTTTAAGAACAGAATAGAAAATCCCGATGAGTACAATTCATTGTTTTTGCTTGAGCCAGGAACTGATCATGTGTATGAAATGTTTTTTGATTGGGAAACGTTTCTTGAGTGGGCTGAATTCTATGGTTATAGATTAACTCATTTTGATTATTGCTACACAAGAGACTATATCGAAGCTTTCGGTAAGAACCCTGTTCCGCAGAGACCAGGCTATGGATTCAATTTTACAATACATGTGTATGATGAAAAGGGCTGGTTCGTTAAAACAACTACGACTCTAGATCAAGGCACTCCACATCATATTGTAGATGGGTTTGCAAAAGCAACTATACTCTATACAAAACGCTATTCATTGGGTAAATGTTTCTATTCTACGTTCAAGCGAGAGCGGATCTATACCCGTGTCTTTGATGTCTATCCAGGTCTAGAAGCTGATTGTAAAGTAAAAGGATTTGAATTTTGCGATTATTGAAACAAAGTTCAGATTTTCTATATTTAATATGTAACCCATTATTTTTTGATTCATTTTAATTGAGTTACGTTATGGGGGAGAGAGGGTATTTTTTCTTAATCGTTGCGTTGATTTCCAGCCTGATCTCCCCCTTTTTTTCTATTATGGCAAGACCTCCTAAAATAACCATTGGTGAAAAGGAATCTGGACACTATCTTAGCAACAAAGAAATGCTGGCTGAATGGTATGTTTGTAAAGAAGAAGGAAAGGTTACAGATAGATTTGCTTTATCACTTCAGTTACTAGCACGGAGAGCTGCTCGTCAATATGCAGCAAAAAATCGATGGTTTGATGATAGTGTTTCAAATGCTCTCTTACGAATGCTAGTAATGTGGGATAAGTTTGATCCCGAAAAATCTACAAATGTTTTTGCTTACTTTACACAAGTAGCTAAAATGGAATATTTTCAGCTGTATCATAAGAACAAGAATTATGTTCATATTGATTTGCTGATTGTAACCGGTGAATATGCAGAAAACGGAAAAGGAAATGGATAATAGAGCAGTTTATGTACTCAAACAGGGAAATCAGATTGTTTATGTTGGAGAAACAGGACAAGAAATCGAAGATCGTCTCAGACAACATCGCACTCGTACACGGTCACCTTTCAAAGGTGTAGATCTCGAAATCGAAATTATTGCTTGGTGTGACACGAGAAAAGAGTCTCATCTGATTCAAAGAAATTTACAGAGAAGTCTCGGTCTAAAGGTAGATAATGAACTGAATCAAGTTCTACGGTCACGTGCAGGTGGAATCGCAAGATGGCTGAAGAAAAAGTTTTCATAAATATTTTCTAGTGTCAAGTATATGTATTATATTTGTACTATAAATTTAAACAATGAAAAAGAAACAACCACACACTACAACTGAAGAGCAAATGCTAGAAGCTGCTCTTGCATTCGAAGCTGCAGATGCTGCAGGTATTTTAAAAGAATACACAAATGCTGCACATGAGCAACTACTTGAAACGCATGATTTTAATGCGAAGCCAAGTCGTTCTGCTAAGTACATTACTTCTTATGCTAAGAATCACATTTTACTTGAAATATGGGATCAATTTATTGCAAGTGATGAAGCTTATGCCGAACAAGTATGCGGTGTATATGCTTCAGATTGGTTTGGCGAAATGCGTAGAATCGATATCGTTAAGAATTTTGCAGCTTATCTAGAAGGTTTTATATCAACATTTGACGAACCTTGTGAATCTTGCAAAGAAGAAATTGAAAATGGTGTAGAAAAAGCTGAAAAACTTATGCACATTTTCAAACCTAATACTGGTTTGGCTTAATCAGTATTCTCAGGACACAGAGAAGCCCGCTGTAATAAGCGGGCTTTTTAGATAATAGATACCTTATTACTCTTCTTCTCTATCCTCAGAAGGTTTCTTTGGCAGAACAATATTGATTGGATTTTCAAATGTAATATCCGCTTGTTGCTTCTTTGGAATTACAAATGGACTTAGTTTTATCAAGAAATCGAGTGCACGTGCAGGATCTCGTTCTGCAGTAACATTTAACCAATCTTGGATATTTTGTAAATTACCCTCGATCAATTCTGCATAAGCAGTCTTGATTTTTTCAGTAGAATTATTTACAATCCCTTTCGGTCTTCCTGCTGGATTTCCGCTTTTACCCTTTTCCCAGTTTGGATTTGCCATCTTTTTCTATTTTTTGTAAGTAGACCTGCAAGAGTTTTGCGTTCTTACAGGTCTTTGTATATACTTTTGCGAGTTTCTTTTCTTTACTCATAAGAGCAGATTAGTTTGCAGGCCAGTCGCCACACCCATAACACTGTTCGCTTTCGATGTAACCGTTTCCAGTCCACGGTCCACGTTCACCCGAACCATACGGATAATTGCGATACTTTTTATAGTTGAACCAGCGCGAATTTGTCTGTAGACCACCGAAGAAAGGTGTTTTCTTATCGGGAGCCATTCCATCAAGAACATTAGGTGAAGTCCAAGCAGGATAATCATTTGGATTGTTCTGCAAATAGATTTGCATCAACTTTGTGTAGTTTTCTGCTACAGAGCGCACTTCGTTTTGTAAGAATTTCAATTCATCTAATGCAATGTTTTCTGCAGTTTCACTCGAGGGTGAAAGAATACTCTTATTGAAGACTTTGTACTTCAAGAAAGGTAGTGCATGATACATTGCATAGTTACAAAGAAGATTTCCAATGTAGTTATCAAGCAAGAATCTATTTGCAGTAGTTACTGTACCAGCTGTAATTTGATTTTGCAGTTGCTGATAATAAGTAGCACCTAGATAGTTCTGCAAGTACAAGTCTTGGCTTTGCAGAATGTATGGCACTAACTCATCAGGAGAAACTGATTCATGAATTGAAGTATATGACTTCAATTTCTCTTCTGAGATCATTAAAACATTATAAACCGCCATTTTCTAGTGTATTTTTTTCTTCTTCATCAGCAATCGTAACTTCACTTGCTTCAAACAATTTGTTGGGTTCAATGAATAGAGATGAATCATATCCATAGTAAGAGAACAAGTTATCAAATACTTTCAAGAGATTCTTTTGAATTGGCTTGACAACAGTTGAGATAAAGTGCTCATAAGAAACCATGATTTCGTCTTTATTCGATCCGAGACCCGTTCCACCTTGATGGTATAGACCAAGTAACAAGGGTGATGTGATTCTGTGCCCAGTCAGAATACGAGTTGTGATCCGAGATTCCAGATTTACATAGTAGTTATCATTAACTGAAGGAATTGGAATTACATCGGGTGCATGTTCTCTGTCTTGGCTGAATGCAATAAAAGCTTTACCTGCGTTTTCAGATCCACGATACGCCATCATCAGCTCATCATACACCTCCGAACGTTCCTCGGGTTCAGGTATTCCGTTGTTAAGACCGATGAATAACGATGGGTTCAGAGAATTCGCTAAATTACTAATATGGAACTTAGAAGTTTCGATATCGATCTGAATATCATTTAGAGATCCAGCGTAAGAGGGTAGAGGGTACCATAGATTTCCTGGCTCATAATCAAACCAGTACCAAATTTGGCTAGGGTGCTCATCAGCTTTTGCTGGATTATATGCAGGGAAAGAACGTGGTTTGAATAAGTCTTTTCTGTATTCACCCCAGTTACTTGAGAAAAAGTATTCTTCTACTTTATCTGTTTCTGGTGAGTGAAAGCCAGATCTCACTTTCGTAAAATCTACATGATAGATTTCTGCGATGTTTTCGCCTGCTTGATCCCAAATTACATTGATAGCTATTCCACCGAAAGTGATATAATCTAGAGCTACTTTTTCAAAAACTTCATTCCAGCTTTCAAATGGATTTGCTCTATTCAGAACATATTGTTGGTCTTCTTTCAGGGTTCTAAGACCTTGACCAATTACACCATCCAGCTTTGACTGAATTGCTGTTCTATTGATTGCACTTTTGTAAAATAAGCTCGCAACAAACTGAGGATACAAGTTGTCATCTCCGTACTCGATGAATTTCTTACCAGGTCTTTCGATGAAAGTTGGCATATTCGGTTGTATCGGATTGACACTGTAGAAGTTATGTTTAGAATTGCTCATTTAATATAGATATTTTGTTCTTACCCGTTGTTAGCTGATTGTATATGGCTTTGGTTCATACGTAATCAATTCTAAATCTTTCACCCACAAAAAATCAGGATTTTCGCATTGAATCATTTCTTGTGTAGAAATTATCCAATTATCATTAATATCTTGAATAGGATTAAAATAGCAATCAGGCATGTAATGATGACCTACAAGACTATTTTTTTGCTCTACGCTTAGTAGACCTACCAAAGTGTTGATATCTTCTGTTGTTATATCTATTAGTTTCATACGTTTCTACTTAGTGTTGTGTTAAATGCTTGTACAACTGTATTTAGATTAGTTACATCACTATCAGTTAATCCACTACCTATGTGAGCCCAAGCACATTCTCGGTTTGAAGGCAGGGTTGGAAAAGCACCAATAGTCACGTTTGCGTTTGGATTAGCATCTGTCATTGTTTGAGTATTTGAAACAATTTGAGTAGCATTTCTAAATCCTTTGTGCGCAGTGGTAGTTCTTCTTGATCCCGTGAAAAGTCCTAGTGCAGTTGTTGCTCCAAGTTCAACAGTTGCATTTCCAGTTCCGACATTATTGTATTGGCTTTGAAAAACTCCATTGCCTCCACCTGTTGGATATTTTAAAAGTAATAACCATCTTAATCCATCATTAGAATTAGCTCCCATTTCAGCTCCTGCATATGCACCACCAGTTCGAGAATAATAAGAAAGAGAAGAACTTGCAGCCGTGTTTTGTACAAATGGATTGTAGTATGTATTTCCACTTGAATTTGTTCCGTTAGGTTGAGCTCCAGTTGAAGAGAATGTCCATCCTCCGCTAAAAGTTATACGGAATGCTGCATCTAGATCTCGTGGATCTTTTAAATTCCATTTACAAGTAGTTGCAGTACCACCAACCATCGGATAAATAGCTTTCATTTTATCCCATAGATTATTAGATTTTAATCCATTTACGAGATTGTTAATTGCTGTTGTTTCTGTAGGATCTGTAATAGCAGCTGCTGTTAAGAATTCTTGAGCATCAGGATCTATATCACTTTCTACATAAGCTCTACCCAGAGCGGTTTGGTAATCTTTAACAATGGTAGCCATTGCATTTGAAGCCGAAGTTCCTAACCCATTTCCAAGTGCTACAAATCCATAAGTACCACCATCTGAAAAAACTGCAGAAAAAACTCCACCAATTCTAACCAATGTAGCTCCTAAGAAATAATCCATATCTGGAAGAACTCCTCCGGTGCCTGTGTTTGTATTGACGTCTTGAAAGGGATTATCATCCCAAGCTGCTTTGTATTTTAAATTAGAATCAGTATCTCTAGTTGTAATAATTAAAGCTCCGTTTTCAAAAGTTCCTAGACCTGTTACTTCTTCGTCTCTGCTAGCACCGCCTGCAGCTCCATTGTAAAAATATGGAGTTGGAGATATATCTTGATCATAACAACCGATAGTTCCACTGGTAAGAGGAGATACAAGTTCTGTGTAATAAACAACTTGAGAGTTACTTGTTGCTGAAAGATTGTCGAAAGGTGAATAAAGAGTTTCTGCACGGTTTGCACCACCCATAGCAGTAATTCTCATACCTTTTGCAGTGTGCGTCCAAGATCCAAAATAATTGATACGGAATGCATCATCTGCATTTCTTGGATCTTTTAGATTGTATTTGTGAGAATCAGCAGTTCCTCCTACAAATGGATAAATGACATCGAATTGAGTCCACAGATTTTCGTTCTTTAAATCAATAACAAGTTGATTAACTGCATTTTTCTGAGTAGTATCCGTGATGCCCGTAGCATCGAAAAATGCTTGGGCATCAGGATCTATTGAGATAGGGGATAAAAATCCAAAAGGTAATGGAAACATATTATGACATATTTTGTGTTGCAGTTCCAAGATATACTCCGGTTCCTACTACAGTAGTTCCTAAGTAAACAATTGTATAAACATCTATTTTGGTAGTTGCTCCTGCAACCGTTTGTACAGGTGCTGCTCCTCCAGACCATTTTACTCCTCCAGGCCAAGTTACTGTATGTGTTCCAGAAACAGGTTGCTCAATTACAATCATATAAGTGGCTCCGGCTATTGCACCTACAAGGCTAAGAGTAATACTTCCACCGAGTTCAATTGTATGAATATTTCCAGCAGTTAAATCTATATTGTATGCTCCTGCTGGAGCTGGTGTTGGATCATTATTAACATTTACAGCTGCTTGTCCACCTACTTCGAAATCTCCAATTACTTCTAGATTTGCAACTGTAGTTGTGTTTTCTTTACTACCTATAACTGCGCAACCTAGAGCTACAGCTCCGTTTGCAGTAGTACATGATCCAGCACCAATTGCAATACTATTAATACAAGAAGCTAAAGAAAAACATCCAATTGCGATTTCGTTATCAAAAACTTCAGCACATGAACGATGTCCAATTGCAATACCAAAATTACTTCCTGCATATGCTTGAAGACCAATAGCTACAGAAGCCCACGCAGTATAAGTACATACACCGACTGAAGTACCGCACTGAGCAGCTGAAGCTAAATATCCTATTGCAATAGTACATTGTCTAAAATCATCGAAGTTTGTTGCACCAGGTCCAATTACTACAGAATTTTCAGCATAGTTTGTTGCTCCGCATCCAATTGCAATTGAATTAGTTGCAGGAGTTGCACAAGCGCATACTGCAGCACCATTTCCTAATGCAATAGAATTATCAGTAGCTGCGACAGCAGGAGTAGTTACTAGAGCATCGTCATTTTTCATTGAACTTGTTCCAGTACCAGATACTAAACCTGATGGGCTTGTTGATGATGTTCCGCTCGTTCCAGAAGAACCGCTAGATCCATCAGCACCAGACGTACCGCTTGATCCAGAAGAACCAGCTACGCCTGATGTACCAGAAGAACCAGAACTTCCATCTACACCTGAAGTACCAGAAGAACCAGAAGAACCAGATGAACCGCTTGTTCCTGATGAACCGCTAGATCCATCAACGCCTGATGTGCCCGAAGATCCGCTTGTTCCAGAACTTCCGCTTGATCCATCAATACCGCTTGTGCCTGAGCTACCAGAAGATCCGCTAGATCCAGAAGAACCAGCTACGCCTGATGTACCAGAAGATCCTGATGAACCATTAGTTCCGCTTGTACCATTAGTTCCTGAAGTGCCAGAAGAACCGCTTGTACCGCTTGTACCTGATGGAGTAGTTACTATAATAAAAAGAACTGGCTCATTGTTACCAAAAGAATATGTTGAAGTAACCAGAGTTACACCATAAGTCCAGTAAGTAGTATTGTCTGTCTTAGAAGTAATATCCCAAGTTTGGAATTCTGTATGATCGTCTTGCGTCTGAATCGTAATTCTAGAACCTATTGCTAAGTTGCTTAAGAAGATATCAAGGTTGTCGGATGATGTGTCTAATTCACTTACGCTGATTGAAGTAGCACTTGTTTGAGTTGCATTGTCCCAAATAATATGTCCCGAAGTAGGATCACCCGAAGTAATAGTAGTCTTTGCTTGATAATTAAAGAACGAATTAGACTGGCCGCTTGTTCCGCTTGTGCCAGATGAACCGCTTGTGCCAGATGAACCACTTGAACCATCTGCACCTGAAGTACCAGAAGATCCGCTAGATCCAGATGAACCATCTGCTCCCGAAGTACCAGAAGAACCACTTGAACCATCAGCTCCCGAAGTACCAGATGTACCAGAAGAACCTGAGCTTCCATCTGCGCCTGAAGTGCCTGAAGAACCAGAAGAACCGGCTACACCTGAAGTACCAGAAGAACCTGAGCTTCCATCTGCACCAGAAGTGCCAGAAGAACCGCTAGATCCACTAGAACCTGAAGAACCAGAAGTGCCTGAAGAACCACTAGATCCATTTTGTCCGCTTGTTCCAGAAGATCCCGAAGATCCACTGGTTCCTGATGAACCGCTTCCGCCACCAGGTCCTACATAGTTTCCTGCTGAATCAATTACTTCTCCATACGCTGCAATAGAAAGAGTTTCTACTGTAGTTGTAGCTGCTGTAATATGTACTTCAGTAGTACTTACTTCAATGGGAAGCTCTACGCCTACTCCATCAGTTAGTGGTTGTAGAGATCCAGTGACTCCACTCGTACCACTTGTACCTATGCCTATAAGAGAATCATAGGTATCTTTAATTTGTTTTCCGGTTAAATTTGCCATGTTTTATTTTTTTATAAGCATTCATCCCATTCTAGAGATGTAAGATTCCATTCATCTGGAAATACATTCCATTTTGCGCATGAAGTTACGAAACAATCACCCCAAATAAGTGGTGATGTATTCCAAAGTTCTGAGAATGTACTCCATTCTGCGCATTCTGTATTTTCATTTCTAGAAAGATAAACGATATTTCTGTCACTGTCATTATCACTAAGATAAATTATGCTAGGGATTTCTGCAGTTACATTTTCAAGATACATTTGGCCCTTGTCAATCAAGACACCGAATGATGGATCAAGAGTTATTTCATCAATTGCCCAAAGCTTATAGTCCCAGTTACCACTTGGACTTAGAGTTACCAATCCATTTTCTGGATCTTCTTCTCGCGTAACTTCGATTTCGAACTCTGTATAACGTGAATTCGAAGTAACAATATTCGGAATTACATAAGACCACTGTCTACTGAATCCATTTTTAAAGCCAAATAAGAAAAGACCAGAACCATAATATGGATTGATCTCTACATCATCTACATTTACATAGATAATGATGTTATTTGTTTGGAGATTATTAAGATTAATCACGCTTTGTGGCTCTTTTAATTAGATATAGGAAAAGTATCTTTTGACATAAAGAAAGGGACTAGATTTCTCTAGCCCCTTAACAACACAATTAGAAAAATTCGGCCTCGAAGCCGTTGATTACGGTGCAGCTACAATAGTAATTCCTGAACCAATTACATTGGCCAGAGTTCCATCTACTGGATAAACTGGAGAAGGCTCTTGTCCCTGAATAGTGATTGAGTAACTGTTAGCATCTGCTACAGCTGTTCCGGTTTGTGAAGTACCGGCAGATACTACGCAACCACGGCTCTCACCCATCAACCAAGTAACATCGTTATTGTCAACGAATACTACTCTTAGATCTCTATTTTGTGCAAGCAAAAGAATTTGATTGCGTTTAGCAGCTTCCATTTTCTGGAAGATTGCTGTTAGCTCTGGCTGGTAAAAAATAGTAC